GAAGGTGCCCTGCACCTTTCCCGTGCCCGGGTAGCTCAGGGGTAGAGCAGTGGATTGAAAATCCTCGTGTCGGTGGTTCGATTCCGCCCCCGGGCACCACATCAACCCTTTGAGGTCGTTAGACATTAACGCCTCCATTACTGCCAGTCTCCGCGCGGTTTGACACTTTCTCGGATAGGTTTGACAACTTCTGTGCGCCTTTCGTTCGCTTCATCCAGCGCTCGAACCGTCGTGAGGTTCTTCGCCGCCAGGTCCGCAGACCGTGAATAGTGGCCCGCCATCGAGGTTGTCGCCTGCCCAAGTAGGTCCGCAATCTCGCGCTCATCGTTGCCCGCCTCGCGCAGTGTCGTGGCGACCGTATGGCGCAGCCCCTTCATGGTCAGACCCGGCGCAACCGTCTCGGCCTTTTCCAGCTTGCGCTTGAGCCTGTGGAAGGCGCTGGACAGCCCGTCATAGGTCCAGGGCTTACCATGGCTGTTTGCAAGCACTGTGATTGCAGAGTGTGCAGGGGCCTTATTGAGGGCGGCGCGCAGGCGGTCTCCGACCGGCACAGCAATCTCGCGGCCCGTTTTTCCTCGTAGTCCATAGATCGTGTCGCTGTTGATCGCATCCCGGCGCAGGCCGATTGCATCCGATGGATCAAGGCCGGTGTTTGCCATTAGGGCCAAAGCCGCTCGCAGCGACGGGGCGGCGGCGGCAAGCATTTCGCGTTCCTCTGCCACAGTCCAAGGTCGGTTTGCATATCCAGCGTCACGGGGGCGGCGTTTGGCGATAACCCCATCCGCCGGGTTGTGATCAATCAGACCGTGCGGGCGGGCGTACTTGAAAACCTGCCGCAGGAAGGTCAGGACGTAGTTACCGCGCCGCCAACCGAGTTTCGCGGCAGCTTTATCGTGGATTCCAGAGATTAGCGGCGTCGTAAGTAGGTGGGTCGGTGTAGAGCCGATGGGCGCGAGATACTCCGCACATTTCCGATAGTCGCGCTTGGTGGCTTTCGCGAGGTTTTGAAAATGGTCCGTCTCAAAGAAATGGCAGATCAATGCGCCAAGGGTGCCAGCCTTCGGTGCGAGTGTGCCTTGAGCGGATACTGCGGCAGTGATCGTGTCGCAGGCCGCGAAAAATTGCGCCGAACCCATTGGGGCGTTGTCAAGGTCAACCTTGAGGCCGGTCGCGCGGTGATAGCAGCGCATTCGCCCGTGTCTGTCGCGGAAAACCTTGAACCCTTTGACCCGAACCCGTGTCATGCTAGCCGCCTCAAAATGTCGTCCTGAGACTGCGGCACCGCACCATCCTTAACACTGTCGATCCAGCGGTCGAGGTCGTGCTTATCAAAGAGCTCGACACCCTCGCGGAGTTCGACAAGCGGAACCGGGCAGAGGTCTTTGAAGTGCTTGAGCGCCAGCCCGCAATAGGCCGCAGCCTCGGAGGGGCGATACATGCGCTTTTCCACCACGCTGATATTGAGGCTTGCGCTGCCCATCCTACTCGTCCGCCGGCAGTAGCTTGACGCCCAGCTTTTCAGCGCGCTCCGCGATGCCAGCAATCTCGTCCGTCAGGTCAATCTGCGCAGACCATTTCACATGATCGTCCCGTTCTTCATGGTCCTGCGCTGCGCTGGCGTTCAGCTCATCGGTCGCGCCAAACGTGAACATGGGATACCCGTCCAAACATGCGACCCGCACCCCCACGCGCTTTCCTGCCCGGAAGTCGAATATCAGCGCGAGCGCGTCTGTCCCGTGATACCCTACCAATTCCGCGATGTTCTCCCGATCATAGGGAAGGTGGTCAGCCAGCATGTCAGCGACCCTCAGCAGCACCGCTTCAAACGGTAGGTATCCTCGCCGGTCCTGATAGTCCGACTCTTTGCGGTTTTCTGTCCATGTCGGCACTTGGTTTCGCCGTTGCAGGGCTTGGAAGCGCGGCAGCTTCTCGTCGGCCAGATCCAGAAATGTGCTTCTCGAAACGATCATGTGACCATCCTCATTGATTGAATACACCCTGACACCAATTCAAAAGTGATGTCAATAAGTATCCGTTGTGATTGAGCGCCGCCGGAGCCCCCTTCACAAGCCCGGTGGCGCTCTGGTGCGCTTCGGTACTTGAGCCGCCCGCGCATCGGGGCGTCCCGTAGTTCAAAGTCCGTTCTCCACTGCAAAACCCCGGCACCCAGCGCACAAAAGGCAGTATTTGCTCGAAGGCTGGAAAGGCTTTCCGCTGCGGTTGCAGGGCCGTTTTGGACGATCTAGCGGCTTGTCTCCATCTCGACCGGGCACAGTTGGGCGGGGCGGACGGGGTAGGCAACCGCGTTCACCGTCGTAATACCGTATCAAGCCTTTGGGCTTCTTGCGCAGATGCTTCATGGGCGGTCCAGTGCCTCGTATGCTGCGCGCGCCGCGTTCTTCATTTCCCGTGCTAGTGCGCCGTGAAAAGCGACGTGATGGCTTGGTCCGAAAATCTTGAAGCCTTTGTCCTTCCGATTGACCAGGAAGCAGTTGCGCAACCGCAAACCAGCAATCTCTACATCGAATGCGGCCAACAGCAGTGCACGTCCTTGGCGGGTTGGCGGGTCTAACGGTACGATCCGGGTGATGAGAAAATCAGCCATCAGCCCAGCCCACCAGCGCCAACGCCTTTGCCGTCTGTTCTTCGCTCAGGCCTGCCTTCTTGGCCTCTGACAGCGCCTTAACGATGCCGGACAAGGCCCGCGCCCTGCCGCCCGCGTCATAGGCCTGTAGGGGTTGCATCACGTCCAACGTGACCGGCTGGCCCAGCTTGGCGGTCGCTTCCTCACCGATCATCGCCGCGATAGGTTGCAGCACCCATTGGGCAAGGTGGCGTTGCCCTTCGCGGATGAGCGGACCGGTCGCGGCGGGGGCGTTCATGGCGGGCAGGATGCCAAATGCCATGTTGATCCCGTCACGCGCCCCGGCAAGCGTTTCGCGTGTCATGGCCTTGGATAGGTCCGGCGTCACGTCTTGTGGCTTCCAGTCTTGTGAGGGTGCAGGCCCGCCTGCCGCCGCAACTGCCACCGATTCCCGGACCAGCACCTTGCCGCGATTGCCCCGAAACCCGCGTGCCATCGCCTCAAGATCGGTTTGGGGGGCCTCAGGGAAAGGCACGATCGAGGTGCCCAGCGGGGCCAGTTCAAAAACCTCTGCCAGCGCCGATTCCAGCGCGTTCAACAGACCCGCCGTCAGGCTGGCCCGCTTGAGCGGTGCGGTCCCGTAATAGGGCGCGGCCACGTCGCAGCCGACCCGAAGGTGCAGCACCTCAGCCGCCAAGACGGTCAGACTGCGCCCGCCGCCCGCCTCAGAGACAGACACGCGGTAGGCAGTCGGGAAACCGTCACGGGTGCGCAAATCCCAATCCGAACACGCCACCAACCCCTTGTCACAGATGAGGAACACCGCCTCGCCCCTCAGGGCCAGCGACCGGGCAGAGAGGGCCAAAGCGCGGCGGTCGAGAAGATCCGTGCCGGTCACGTCCGCAAGGCTTAAGCCGCCCTCCCAGAGCGACACGGCCCCTTGTGCGGTCGCGGTCAGTTCGGCAATGCCCCGTTGCCCGCTCACATAGGCTTCCCGTGCGGCCATGATTTCAGCAGTGAAACCGGACCCGCTGGCCCGTGTCTCGACCTCGGCTTTGCGATTGAATGGCCACATGCTCAGGCCCTCCTTTTATAGGGGCGCAGCAGGTCAGCCGCCCCGCTCAGGTCCATCGCGCGGGCAATCCATTTCGGATCGCGGCGGTATTCTTCGCTCATCTCCCCGCCCATGCGCATCCCGTAGCTGGACACGCCCGCCCGGTCGTCTGTATCGGCAAGGTATTCAGCCAAGCGACAGTAAGCCTCTGAGACGGGCGCAGGCACCGGCCCGCCCCCGAGTTGGCCCGTGATCCTGAATGTCCCGTCAGAGGGCAAACACAAGCCCAGAGGCCCCGGCAACAGGTCCACAGCAGTCCACTGCGCATCCCACCAGCGTTCGGCACTGTGCGACACCAGAGGGGTCAGCGGCGGGGTCCATTCTTCGCCTGCGCAACCTCGGATCGTCCAGGCGACTGCGCGGGGTGTGAACCGATGCGCGGTATAAGCCTCAATCCGACCCCAGATAACCGCCGGGTCCAAGTCACTTGCCCTCGATGATAGGCCGCTTGGGACCGCTGGATAGGCGGACGGTATGGCCTCAGATTGTGCGAGTAGGTCGATCATGCTCAGGCCCTCCACCTGCGCGTGGCTCGCGCCATGCCGGGTGCCGTGCTGGACGGCGGCGGAGCATCGGCTGCCCATGACCGGGCTTCAATCTGCGCCTCTGAATAGGCGGGGCGCGTGACGGCGCTCAGTTCATAGAGCAAGGCGGCGTTCACCGTGCGGATGAGCGCGTTATGCGCCCCGTTCGCCGGATCGTGCCCCTCATCCGCCACTGTCTCAGCATCCTTGACCGCCCGTTCGGGCGGGATACGAAACCCCGGCGACAGCCCCATGAGAAGGCCAGCGGCAAGTGCTGCGAGAAAGTCACGGACCCATGACACCTCTTGCATTTCCAAGGTGATCGTTGCCACGAAACTCAGGGCCTCATCACTATCCGTCAGGTCCAGCGTGCCCGCCCCGCGCGATGCCAGCGGGCGGTTATAGGAATGGCCGATGAGGAAATGAATGTCCTCTTGAGGCCGGTCCACGCGGTAGGAAAACGCCCGTGGCGCGATGATTTCCTTGCGTGGTCGGCCCGTGCGCCCGCCATCCGAAAGGACAGCGGGCACGCCATAGGGAAAGCGGCCATGAAGCGCCAACGCGCCGGTTGCCCGCTTGCGAAGCTCAAGCCCGCTTTAGTGCCCGCCCCAGAGCATTATTCCACGCCCGTCAGGATACGGGTCTGAACCGCGCGGCTCACCGTCACGTCCATCGTGGCAAGCGCGGTCAGGCGCAGGGCACCCGATTGCGCGTCACTGTAGGGGTCACGGATGAGGTCAATCGCCGCCCACGTCCCGCCAAAGAACGGGGCCACTCCGCCCGCCGTCGTGGTCAGAACCGCCTTGGACGCCGCAGGCGACCCCGTGGGCGCGTCCAGCGCGTTGTGCGACATCACGACCTCGCCAAGCGCATCGCTCATCCGGTCCCATTCGGTCACGCCGGACCCTGCATCCCAGATCGCCGCATCCATCGCATCCCAGACTTCGGGGCGGATAAGGGCACGCACATCACCGGGGCTGGTCGCGGCGTTGCCGGTCAGAAAGCCCACGACCTCGGAACGGAATGCGCCCCAGGTCGCCGCGGCGCTCACATCGACTTCGGAAATGCCCCATGCGGACGCGCCCGCAAAAAGACCGGTCGGCTCACCANNGGACCCGCTGCCAAGGAACACGGCACGGTCGAGGGCTTCCTCAATTGCGCCATTCATGTCCCGACGCACGGCTTGTTCCAGACCCGCGCCCGACTGCTTGAGCGTCTTGCGGGTCAAGCGCATCTGGACGCCAAGGTTGTGATCCGGCTTCAAAGGCCGGTCGAGGGTGGTATAGGCGGCGGGTCCGGGCACATTGCCGGTCTCGCCATTGGTCCAGCCCGCTGTCACGGCGGAGGTGGTGACGGGGTATTCCATCTCGCCAACGCCCACATTCACCATCTGCCCGCCCATACGCGCGGCCACGGACCCCGCAAACAGCCGTTCAATGATGGGCGCGGTGCGCAGTGGATTCGGAGTGCCAGCGGCGACGGTTTCACCCGCACGGGTTTCCAAAGCGCCCCACGGGATAGGCACCCCGCGATAGCCGCCGTGCGACCGCAATTCTGACACGACCTCAGCCGTCCGGCCCTCAAGCGCGCGCCCCTCATCGAGGGCCAGTGCCACCTGGCGCATCTCGAAACCGGTCATGACCTCAGCCCATTCCGTTTCGGAGCGGGTTTCCAGTTCTGTGCCCGCGTCCCGGCGTTCTTCATCTTCCGCGATAAGGGCCGCGCGATAGCGGGTCTCATTGGAGCGGTATTCCGTATCGAGGGCTTCCATCGACCGGGTTTCGTCTTCGGATGGGCTTTCCTTGCCCACCAGCGCGGCGAGTTCCTGACGGATTTCGCTTTGGCGGCGCTGGATTTTCACGGAGTCCAACATTTTGCATCCTCGCTTTCGTTGGGGTTGTGCTGCATATCGCGCAGCAATTCGCGCCACCGGGCGCGGTCGGGTGGAAGCGGCTTGTGGCCAACCTCCAAACGGGTTTTGCGGGCATGACAGCGGGCGCAAAGCACTTGCAAATTGGCCAGCGAATAGGAAAGGTCCGGGCGGTCGCGCACGGGCAGGACGTGATCGACCTCAAGCCGCCGCCGTGCGCCACATTGCACGCATTGCCAGCCGTCACGCTCAAGGCCCTGCATCCGCAGGGCCTTCCATCGCGGCCCTCGGCACACGCGGGCGCTGTGGCGCTTGTATTCATCGCGGCGGCGGCTCATGTCGCTCGCCATTGCACGGTCCAGAACCGCAGATCGCCGTCAGGGTCCACGCGCGACACTCGGATCACGTTCAGCACATCAT